AGTAAGACCTGATAAGACAACAACAGTTGAAAGAGATAATTTAAAGCCACAAAAAGGAGAAATTATATTTAACGATGATATAGGTGATAATGAGTATTGGAATGGCTCTTATTGGGTTTCTATAGGTAATTATATAATTCCAACACAATTAACAGTGACAGAAGGGACAACAGTTAATTTATCTGAATCAACTTATAAAAACTCAGATATGATTGAATTGTCTTGGAGTGGAGCAACGGGTACAATGGTTTTAAATTTACCACTTGCTGCTTCAAATGTAAACAGAGTAATCAGGTTTATATCTAATTCAGGTTTTACAGCTTCAACACACGCAGATGTAACACCACAAGGCGGAGATACTTTAGATGGCTCTACTAATAAGTATAGAATAAATAAAGCATACGAAGGAATACAAGTTTGGAGTAATGGAGTAGAATGGTTTATAATACAGAAAAAAGGATAATAAAATAATAATAATATGGATAATATAGAAGAATTAGAAACAATCGAATTATTTGTAGATTCAGAAGGAGATGGCGGCATAAACGCAATCTCATTCGTTGAGTTCCCAGCTATAGAAGAAAACTTTATTGCTCTTAATGAGCATAAAGTTGAAATGAAAACTGTAGATGAGGACAAAAGATTAGTAGTTGGACTTGCTTTAATCCCAAATAAGCTCATTTACCGAAGAAACAGAGGTTTTGAATACAATATAACCTTTAGCGAAGAAACTGTCCGTAAAGCGTCTGAAAAGTACCTTAAATCAATGAAACTACACAATACTACTGTAGCACACGAAACAGAGGTCGATGGTGTGTTTTTAACAGAGAGTTGGATAGTAGAGGACCCAGAGAAGGATAAAACAGCTTTATACGGTTTAAATGCTACTAAAGGATCTTGGGCTGTATCAATGAGAATAGAGAACGATGATTTGTGGAACAAGATAAAGGATGGCGATTACTTAGGTTTCTCAATAGAGGGTATGTTTAGTGAAGAAGAAAAGCTTTCTAATGAAGAGATAGATATACTTTCTGAGATAGAATCACTTGTTGATTTATACGAGGATTATGATCTAGAAAGTTATAGTGATTATCCTAAAGGAGCTAGAAATAACGCTAAAAAAGCTTTAGCTTGGAAGAAAGAGAATGGAAGTTCTTGTGGAACCTCTGTTGGATGGACAAGAGCTTCTCAACTAGCTTCTGGAGCTAACATATCTCGTTCAACTATAGCACGTATGGCTTCTTTCAAAAGACATCAGCAACATAAAGATGTTCCTTATTCTGAAGGATGTGGAGGTATTATGTGGGATGCTTGGGGTGGTTCAGCTGGTGTTAACTGGGCGATATCTAAATTAAAGCAAATAGATAAAAAATAATATGAAGGCTAAATATTGCAAGTGTAAAAATACTTACACAATAAAAGATTGTAATGAAGATAAGAGATGTAATGCTCCTCATTACTGGAGACAAGGAATAGGATCTACAACAGGAAATGTTGTTTCCAATGTTAATAGCGTTATAGAAACTAGAAGCACCTCTAATTCAAGAGAGTAAATTTAAAACAACTAAATATGAATTTAGTTATAATATTATAAATAGTAATTAAAAATAATTATGAGAAATCCAAAAGAATTATTTGAATCTATAGTAAACCTATCTAAGAAAGCTCTTAGCGGTGAAAATATAGAGGAGGTAGTGGAATTGGCACAGCCAGTTGAATCTGTTGAACCAGAAGTAAAAAGAGAAGAGATTGACGTAAAGAAAGAAGATTCTGTCGTTGAAGCTCCTGTAGTTGCTCCAGTTGAACAACCAGCAGCTGTATCTAAGAGTGAATTTGACTCGGCAATAGCTGAGATTAAGGAAATGTACACTAAAGTACTAGAAAGCATTTCACCAGCTCAACCACAAGAAGTTCCAGAAGCTTTATCTGAAGTATTAACTGAAGAGGAAGTAATCGAAGAAGTATCGCTTGAAGAAGTGGTAGCTGAAGAAGTTGTACTAGAAGAAGTACAAGAAGTAGAATTAAAAGAAGAAAAAGTAGAGGATGGATTAGTACATGATCCAGAATCTTTAATCGAAAAAAAGGAAACATTCCTTTATTCACAAAACAGAGTACAGTCTACAGAAGACGTAGTATTCAAATCATTATTTAACAATAAAAATTAAAATTTAAAATGGCTACAACAACAAACATTACAACGACTTACGCTGGTGAAAAAGCTATGCCTTATTTACAAGCTGCGTTATTAACTCCGACTACTATACGTAATGGTGGTCTTACAGTTAAACCAAACATTAAATTCAAACAAGTATTAAAGAAAGTTGCAATGAGCGACTTGATCAAAGATGGTACTTGTGATTTTACTCCAACTGCTACTATCGATATTACAGAGAATACTTTGGAGCCAAAAGAGTTTCAAGTAAATTATACTCTTTGTAAAAAAGATTTCCGTTCGGATTGGGATGCAATTTCTATGGGATTATCTGCACACGATAACTTACCACCAGATTTAGCTTCTTTTATCATTGCTAAGACTTCTGCTGAAGTTGCAACTGCTAATGAGACTATCATCTGGCAAGGTTCTGATGCGGTAGAAGGAGAATACGATGGATTTGAAGCTTTATTTGCTGCTGATGCAACAGTAATTGATGTTGCTGGATTTGCTCCAGTTGCTGCAACTGTACAAGCTGAAATGAGAAAAATGATCGCTGCTGTTCCAGCTTCAATCTACGGAAAAGAAGATTTAAAACTATATGTTTCAAGTTCTACTTACAGAGCTTATATTAGTTCTTTGTCTTTAGCTGGAGGAGGAAATGGATTCGAGCAAAGAGGTGCTAATCAAGGATTCTCTGATTTACAGTTTGAAGGAGTTGATATCTTTATGTGTAACGGTTTATCTGCTGGTAAAATGATCTGTGCTCAAACATCTAACTTATACTTTGGAACTGGTCTTATGAACGATCAGAATGAGGTTAAGGTACTAGACATGAGCGAATTAGATGGTTCTCAAAATGTGAGATTCATAATGCGTTACACAGCTGCTGTAGGATATGCTTACGGTGCTGAAATCGTTATGTATAACGTAGTATAATTATAAAAATGATACAAGGGGAGTTTAATTACTCCCCAATATCTATTAACCAATAAAATATATATAAAATGGCTTGCGAAAATTTATCTTTAGGGAGATTAAAACCCTGTAAAGACAGTGTTGGTGGTATTAATGCAATATACTTTGTTAATTACGGAGCTATAACTGCTCTTAGCTTTGACTCTGTAGACACCGATGTAATAGAAACTTTAGGTGCTTCTGGCACTGAAGTTAGTGCTTACAAATATGATGTTCACTTTTCTTCTTCATTAACACAGAATATCCAATCTTCTACGGAGAATGGTACTACTGCTTTTGAACAAGTACTTGAAGTATCAATGCCTAGACTAACAAAAGAAGATCACAAAGAAATTAAATTAATTTCTTACGGACATCCTCATGTAATAGTAGAAGACCAAAATGGTAACCTGTTTCTTTCTGGATTGAGAAATGGAATGGAAGTTACTGGTGGTACAATAGTTACTGGTACTGCAATGGGAGATATGTCTGGATACACTCTTACCTTAACAGGTATGGAGAAAGTACCTGCTAATTTCTGTGCTGGAGACTTTGCTTCATTATTTGTTACACCTGTATTAGGAACTTAATAATGTAATAATTATTAGTAGACAAGCACCTTTAGGGGTGCTTTTCTTGTTTATAGAAACAAAAACACTATTTATTAGTTATATTATATGAAGATAATTAACCCTTTAATAAGTACCAACATTATAAGCATTTTACCAAGAAGTTTTTCTAGTGATATAGGGACTTCTGTGGTATTTAGTAATGAAGACACTAACCTTGACACAAGTATAACTCCTTCCCTTATTGCTTACGTAAGTAACGATTTGCAGTTAAGCGTAGAGGTCCCCTTGTTTAAAGAGGGAGAAAGATACACTTTTAAAGTAATTCAAGGAACTGATATAATATTTAGAGGAACTGTTTTAGTTACTCAATTTAATGATACTAATTACACTATAAATAACAATGAATTTGTTGTAAACACAGACACAGATTCTGACGAAATGAAAGTATATGAATAACAAGAAAAAGACTAAAGATGTAGGTGTGCGTTTTATTGAAATGGCAAACTACGAAAGACCACAGGTAATAGAATCGCTAAGTGATGACTATATATCTTATGGTACTGACAATAACTACTATGGTGATATTATTGAAAGATATTTAGGTTCCCCTACTAATGCAAGGTGTATTAATGGAATAAGTGATATGATCTATGGTAGAGGACTAGATGCTATTGATAGAAAGATAAACATAGAGTCTTATATTGAAATGAAAAAGCTTATAGATGAAGGAGAGCTTAGAAAGATAGTTGGAGACAGAAAGTTGTTAGGTAGTGGATGTATTAAGGTTAATTACAATAAGGATAAATCTGAGGTTATTGCCATTAGACATCATCCTATGGAAACGTTAAGAGCTGAAAAGACTAAGAGTGGTGTTATAAAAGCATACTATTATCATCCAGACTGGAAGAATAAGAAAACGGGTGATAAACCCAAAAGAATACCTACATTTGGTAACGGATCAGATAAGGACACTACTGAAGTTTATATAGTAAGACCTTATGTATCTGGTTTCTATTATTACTCACCATGTGATTATCAAGCCTCATTACAGTACAGTCAGTTAGAAGAAGAGGTATCTAACTATCATATATCGAATATACAAAACGGTCTTCAACCTAGTTTATTAGTTAACTTTAATAATGGAGTCCCTAGTGAATCTATTCAACAGAAAATGGAATCTAAGATCAAACAAAAGTTTGGTGGTTCATCTAACGGTGGACGTTTCATTTTATCTTTTAATGAAGATAAAGAAACTGCTGCTTCTGTAGAGCCAATACATTTACCAGATGCTCACGCTCAATATCAATTCTTAGCTGATGAAAGTAGAGAGAAGATAATGTTAGGTCATGGTATTGTATCACCAATATTATTAGGGATTAAAGATAATACAGGATTTGGTAACAATGCTGAAGAGTTACGTACAGCTTCTATCTTAATGGATAATATAGTTATTAGACCTTTTCAACAAAACATCATAAACGCTTTAAACGCTATACTTGCTCACAACAAGATATTTTTATCTTTATACTTTGTAACATTACAACCTATTGAGTTTGTTGAATTAGACAATATCGAAACTTCTGTAGTAAAAGAGCAAGAGACAGGAGAGAAACTAGAGAAAATGTCTAAGTTTGACAACTTTACTTTTAAAGTGAATGAATTAATACAAAAATATATATAATGGCTAAAGCACTATTTGCATCGACCACATACATTAAGAAAAAGTCTATTATTTCGGGTTCAGTAGATCCAGATAAAATGATACAGTTTATAGAGACAGCACAAGATATGCATATACAGAATTATATGGGGACTGCACTCTACAAAAAGGTGCAGTCATTAATAGTTTTAGATACAATACAAGATGCTGCTAATGAAAAATATAAGCTACTGCTAGATGACTATATTAAGCCGATGTTAGCTTGGTTTACGCAAGCAGAGTATATTCCGTTCGCTGCATACACTTTAAGCGAAGGAGGGCTATTTAAACATCGTTCTGAGAACAGTGGTGAAGTGGATAGAGTAGAGATTGCTGGATTAGCTTCAAGAGCTAATGAGAAGGCTTCTTTTTACGCTGAAAGGTTTGTTGAATTTATGTGTGATAATAATAATGATTACCCAGAGTATAACTTAGGATCTCAAGATATGGAGCCAGACAAGGATGTTGATTCTTTTGGATGGTTTTTAGGTTAAACTTTAATATGATAGAGGGTGTGAAAAAAGATAAGATTAATAAATACAAGTTAAAAGAGCAATATCCTAAAAAGCTGGATATATTTATTCAAAATTTAGATAATAATATTAAAAAAGATATAGAAAATGGGAGTAACACTAACAGGTAAAGTAATAAAAGATACTTATGATGGGTTATTAAAGTTTGAAGATAATCAAGCTTTAAGTTCTTCACTTAGAACAATTACTGATGGTTTAGGTAATGATACATCTATGAAGCTTAGTAGTACTGGAGCTTCATTTTCAAACCTTTTTAATGAAAGAACTGTAACTCAAATAGGAGGAGATCCTAGTGGCAATGTAGTTGTTACTAGAGATTACTTGACAAACATTACTAACAACAGTTACTCGCAAAATATTACTGGTGATGGGGTTAAGGAAGATTTTGATATTACTCACCCATTTAACGTTGGTAATATTATGGTTCAATTATGGAACAATTCTAACGGTCAACTTGTTACTGTTGGAAATGCATCTCTTTTGCAAATAACAAGAAGTGCAAACAATGTAAATATAGACTTTAACACTGTAATTCCTAGTGGCAATGTATATACAGTTACTATACTTAATACTGCAAGTGTTATAGTGTAGAAAAAAAACAAATCAACAATAATTTAGTATTATAATAGTATAAAAAAAAACATAATGGCAACAAAAATTTACGAAGACGCAACAACTAAAGAGCTAGTAATAACAAGAGGAACTCTTGAAAGCAGATTTGCTGCATTTAGCGATTTATCAAGGATAAACGACAATAGCTTACAGTTAAGTGTAACTCATTCTCAATCGGGAAAGACTGTGCTTGATCCTACTTTATTTAGTGACTTACAAAATGAAGCTGGAACTGCTTACGCAAGTTTCGCAGCTTTAAAAACTGCTTTAGATGGATTCTTTGATTCTACGATATAATGAGTAGGCGTAGGATCATACTACTTTTATTTGGTAGTAATATACTAAAGATATTAGCCGATCTACAGCTTCGTGCTACTTATTATGAAAATCAAACTTGCACAAAAGTAACATTAATTGAATTAGAAAATATAAAGTAATATGTCAAACCTATTAGATAAAGCTTCGATAATCCTTACACCTACCGCTTACGATGATGGAAAGGTTTTAGCTGCAAAACCAAGTGAAGCACCTTATGGGGATTTCGACTTTACAAGAAATTCAAGTGCCACAAGAGTTAATGCTCAAGGTCTTGTTGAGGATGTACAAATACTATCAAGTAATTTAGTACAGAACGGAGATTTCTCTCAAATAGGTTCAGA